CTATCTTAGGATTTATTTATGCAAGACAAAACAGCAGCAATGCTTGTTGATCGATTTCAGCAGCTGCGTACACAACGATCAACTTGGGAAAGCCATTGGCAAGAAATAGCTGACTACATGCTGCCACGAAAAGCTGACATTACACAGCAAAGAACTCGTGGTGATAAGAGAACAGAACTTATATTTGACGGTACTGCAATCCACGCATTAGAACTTTTATCAGCATCCTTGCACGGCATGTTAACAAATGCAGCCTCACCATGGTTTACATTACAGTTTAAAAATACTGAGCTGCAAGACGATGACGAAGCCAAAGAATGGTTAGAGGGTGTCACTAATGACATGTACATTGCGTTTGCACGATCAAACTTCCAACAAGAAATACAAGAGCTGTATCAAGATCTCATTGGTTTTGGAACAGCTGCGATGTTTATCACAGCTGATGAAAAATCATTAGTGCGTTTCCATACAAGACATTGCAAAGAAATTTACATTGCAGAAAACAACAAAGGTATCGTTGATAGTGTTTATAGAAGATTTTCTATGACAGCCAAAGCCTGCATTGAAATGTTTGGTGAAGCTAATGTAGGAGCAACGATTGCAAAGAAAGCTAAGAAAGATTTGTATGCTGATGTACAGATCTTACATGCAGTCACACCTAGAGACACTTACGACACAAGCAAAAAAGATAACAGGAACATGCCGTTTAAATCTTGCTATGTTGCAATAGACGATATGAAGATGTTAGCTGAGGGAGGCTTCAATGAGTTCCCTTATGTTGTTCCAAGATATCTAAAAGCAAGCTACGAGATTTACGGAAGATCACCAGCAATGAATGCGTTGCCTGATGTAAAGATGCTTAACAAAATGTCTGAAGTCACAATCAAAGCAGCACAAAAACAAATTGATCCTCCGTTGATGATACCTGATGACGGTTTTATTTTACCAGTACGAACTGTACCTGGAGGATTAAACTTCTACCGTTCAGGATCAAGAGATCGTATTGAGCCATTGAACATCGGAGCAAACAATCCAGTCACACTAAACATGATTAGTGAAAGACAACTTGCTGTACAAAAAACTTTCTATGTGGACCAGCTGTTAACTTCGCAAGGAGGAAACATGACAGCTACTGAAGTATTACAAAGAAACGAAGAGAAGATGCGTTTACTTGGGCCAGTCCTTGGACGATTGCAATCAGAACTTTTACAGCCGTTGATTGAAAGAACATTCAGTATTTTATTGAGAGCTGGTGTATTCCAGCAAGCTCCAGATATTTTGCAAGGCCAGGATGTTGACATTGAATATGTTAGCCCACTTGCTAAAGCACAAAAATCTGGTGACCTTAATGCTGTTATGAGAGGTATTGAAATATTCGGTGCGATGTCACAGTTTGCTCCTGTACTCGATTATCTTGATGCAGATGGTTTAGCTAAGTATGTACAAAATACTTTAGGGCTGCCTGCTAAAGTTATGAGATCAGATGGGCAAGTAAGACAAATAAGAAAACAAAGAGCTGAGGCAGAAGCAGCAGCTATGCAACAACAACAAATGATGGAGGAAGCAAAAGCTCTTGGCCAAGCTGCACCGATGGTCAAAGCAGTTAAATAATGGCAAAAACAAAACAAGAGAAAGATGCTGAAAAAAATTATAAGGATTTAATAATCACTTACAAAAAAGTTTTTGGCAACGATGACGGACAAAAGGTCCTGGAGGATTTATCCAGGCGATGTCATTTTAAAACAACAACAAATGTTAAAGGTGACAGTCACGAGTCTTCATACCTTGAAGGACAACGAGCTGCATTTTTATTTATTCTAAACATGGTAGAGAGGCCCATAGAATGAAAAAGTTAAAAGATATTGCTAATGAAGCATACGAGATTTGGTCTCAAGCAGAGACTAAATACAAGATGATTGTTGTAGGTATTGCAGCACTCGTCATTTTATCAATCATCATATAGGAGAAAAATATGGCAGATGAACAGGGAACGGCTGTCGAACAGCAAAGCCAACCGTCTGGAGAAACTGCACCAGCTGAAGCAAGCTGGAGGGATAGCTTACCAGACGATATTAAAGATAATGCATCACTATCTAAATTTAGTGATGTATCAACACTAGCAAAAAGTTATATCAATGCTGAACAAATGATCGGCAAAGATAAATTTGTTGTACCATCACAATCGGCTTCTGAGGAAGAATGGGCTGAAGTTTATGCAAAGCTCGGTAGACCAGAAGCAGCTGATCAATATCAAATTGATACAAGCAATATTGAGGATCTTGACGAAAATTTATTTAACGGTTTTCGTGAAGCAGCTCACAAGCATGGATTGAATGATCAACAAGCCAAAGGCATTTTAGATTTTTATCAAGGTCTAGCTGCACAAGTTGTAAACGAAAGCAACAACAATGCAGTATTGCAAGCACAGCAATCAGAACGAGAGCTGCGAGAGGAATGGGGAAGATCTTTTGACTCAAACACCTCAGCTGCAAAAAATGTTTTTAATACTTTTTTTAAAGACTCAGGTTTAGATCAAATTGAACTTGCAGATGGATCATTGCTTGGCAATCATCCTGCACTAGTTCGTGGTCTCAGTAAATTATCACAAGTTCTATCAGAAGATACAATTGCTGGTAATGAAGCTGGAGTTGTAGACACAGCAAGTTTACAAGCTCAGATCAATGATCTGACTGGACCTAACTCACCGTACTGGGATAAACAAAACCCACAACATGCAAATACGGTAGAAAAAGTTTTAGCTCTTCGTGAGATGTTAAGTCCTGAAGGCTAATCAATATTGAATAACCAGTTTACTGGCTCAATAAGACGGTGTGAAAGAACACCATCTATCAGATGTAAAATGAAAGATAACCCCCCATGGGATAATTGTCTGATCTTATCTTAACTTAAATTAATAGGAGACTTTTATGTCAACTCAAATCACAACTGCTTTTGTACAACAGTACTCAAGTAATGTTAGTATGTTGGCCCAGCAGATGGGTTCAAGACTAAGGGCATCCGTGGATGTAGAGACTATTAACGGTAAGTTTGCGTTTTTCGATCAGATCGGTGTCACAGCTGCTCAGGTTAGATCAACCAGACACGGTAATACACCACAAATAAATACTCCTCACTCAAGAAGAAGAGTTGGCCTAGCCGACTATGAGTGGGCAGATTTAATTGATGACCAAGACAAAGTTAGATTATTGGTAGACCCAACTTCTAACTATGCCAAAGCAGCAGCAGCTGCTATGGGCAGATCAATGGATGATGTAGTAATTGCTGCATTCAATGCTTCAGCTGATACAGATGAAACTGGATCAACTGCTGTAGCACTACCATCAACTTCAAAATTCTCAACAGCAGACCAAGCTGACGGTTTAACAATTGCTAAACTATTAGCTGCTAAAGAGTTCTTTGATGGTGGTGATGTAGATCCATCTATACCTAGATATTTTGTTTGCGGATCAAAACAGATCCAAGACTTACTAGGTACAACTCAAGTCACTAGTTCAGACTTCAACACAGTAAAAGCACTAGCTTCTGGTGATGTTGATACTTTCCTAGGTTTCAAATTTATTTTATCAAATAGATTACCTATGGACGGAACTAACACGGATGACAGACTATGTTTTGCTTACACGCAAGACGCAGTTAAACTTGCTGTTGGTAAAGATATCACAGCTAAGATTGATGTTCGTCCTGACAAATCCTATGCGACTCAAGTTTACACTTGCATGAGCATCGGTGCTACAAGAATGGAAGAAACAAAAGTATTCCAAGTACCTTGTGACGAGTAATCGTAATAGTGTGGAGGCTTAGGCCTCCACACACAAATAGAGATTTTTTATTATGGCTTCATTAGTAGATATATGTAATTCAGCTCTCAATCAGTTGGGAGCATCAACGATCATTTCTTTAACTGAAAATTCAAAGAATGCTCGTATCATTAGTCAAAGATTTGACTCAGTTCGTGATCAAGTATTCCGTGAGCATCCATGGAACGCACTTACCAAAAGAATTAAACTGGCCCAGGACAGTCAAGCTCCTGTGTATGAGTTTTCTTTTGCCTACACCCTTCCTTCTGACTGTTTAAAAGTTTTATCATTTAGTGACAGTACTTCTGAGTACCTGGCAAAAAACGATATCAATTATAAAATAGAAAACGGTAAACTTTTAACCAGCTCATCTGTTGTTTATTTAAAATATATTGCAAGAGAAACAGATACTTCAAAATACGATTCATCCTTATCAGAAACAATATCGGCAGCTCTTGCAGCTGACATTGCCTATGCGATAACAGGATCAACAACTGTCATGCAATTGTTTGAAGGTAAGTATAAAGAAAAATTAAAAGACGCAAGGTTTGCTGATGCAACTGAAGGCATGCCTGAAGAACTTGATGCAGACTTTCCATTTATTGCTTCGAGGTACTAATGGGAAGAGCAGCAGCAGCATTTTCCAACTTTACTGCTGGAGAACTTTCTCCACGACTTGACGGAAGAACTGATCTAAAAAAATATTTTAATGGATGTAAAGAACTTTCTAATATGATTGTACATCCACACGGATCAGCAGCCAGAAGACCTGGCACTAAGTTTG